AAATGACCACCAGAAGAAAATATGAATGGAAAAACTCTAATGGTGATGTTATTGAGACTTTATATTTTAAACCTTTAACAAGATTTGACAGAAAAAAAGCACAATCTGTTGCTGGGACAGATGAAGCTTTAACGATAACAACTCATATTCTTTGTCAGGTTGCAGAACTTGAAGATGGTAGCAAAGCTTTTAATATGGCAGACGCAGAGGATTTGCATAGGTTTATTCCAGAGAATGTTTTAAATGATATTGAGTTATTTTTATTTAATTTAAATACAGATATTAGTTCAGCAAAAAACGAATAAGAGGGGATAACTGGCTAAACTTTGAGTTTTTCCTAGCAACAGAACTTGGTAAGACATTACAAGAATTAAGAATGTCTATGACGGAGGAGGAGTTAATATATTGGGCTGCATATTATGAAATTAAGAATGATAGGGAGAAACAAGAAATGCAACGACAAAAAGCCAAATCAAGGTAATATATAATAAAGGTTATTTGTTTCTGTGGCACAATCGATAGTTAAATTAATAGTTGATGCACAGAACGCAATCGCACCATTAAAAAGAGTTAATGAACAAACCAAGGCTTTAAGTAGTAGCACAGATAAATTAAAAGGCAGATTAGATAGAAGTAATAGATCACTTAAAAACACAGGCAGGGCAGCAAAAACGGCAAGTGCTGGAGTTGGAACTTTAGTTGGTGCATTGAAGCCACTGTTAGCTGCATTAGCAGTTGTTGGTACAGCAAGGTTTATTTTTGTCAAAACTGCTGAACTTGAAACTCAAAGAGCAAGTCTTGAACAACTTACAGGGTCATTAGAAAAAACCAATAAAATTATTAAAGACTTACAAGATTTTGGTGCTGTTACACCATTTACAAGTAGTGAGTTAATAGAACAAACAAAAAGATTAAAAGCCTTCGGTTTTCAAACTGAAGAGCTTGTAGATACAACAAAAAGACTTGCAGATGTTGCTGGTGCTACTGGTGCTGACCTTACAGGAATTGCAACAGCTTTTGGACAAATTAGAGCAAAAGGAAAGCTTCAGCAAGAAGAAAACTTACAGTTATTGGAAAGAGGAGTAAATATTACTGATGAACTTAAGAAAATAACTAAATTGCAAGGCGATGAATTTGAATCTGCTATGCGAAAAGGGGAAATTGGTGCTGATCTTGTGAATCAAGCATTAATAAATCTGACAAGTCAGGGAGCTATTTTTGCTGGTGGTGCAACAAAACAAGCAGACACTTTGAATGGAAAACTATCAACTCTGCAAGATACGATTGATACTCTTGCAAGAACCATCGGGGAAGAATTAGGCGATGAGATAAAAAGCGTTTTAGATTTAGCTATAAGTGCTGTAAAAGAAATAAATAAATTAGTTGAGAGAGTAGGTGTTGCTAACAAAGTTGGTCGAATAAATCTTGCAAACATTGATATGGCAGCTAAAAAAGAAGCTAGGCAACAAATAAGACAAGAAAAAGGCTTTATTGGAACTATTAACCCATTTGGTGAAAATAGAAAAAAAGAAAGAGAATTAGCTGAAGCTATTAAGAAAAGAAAAATAGAGGAGTTTTTGGCAACAAAAGAAAAGGAAAAACAAACCAAAAAAACAGATGAACTTACAAAATCTATTAAAAAATCAAAAGAAGAAGCTGAAAAAATTAAAAATGATTCAAAAGAAACTGTTACAGCAATAGAATCGCAAGTAACTGTCTCAGAATTATTTAATAAAAGTTTAGGAGAAACTAGTTTTTTTGTTGATAACTTAAATCTTGGCTCTAATAAATTTGCAGATGCACTAATAAATGTAAAAAGCGAAGCAGATCGACTTAAAGAAACATTTATGGAGATTGGTCAAGGAATCGAGCAAGGTATTGTTTCTAACCTTACTGATGCTGTAATGGGAACACAGACACTTGCACAAGCAGCAGTGAATGTATTAAATCAACTAAAAAGAAAACTTGTAGAGGTAGCAATACAAAGGGCTGTTTCTGGGATAGGAAACAGAGTAGGAGGATTTTTAGGTGGTTTGTTTGGTGGTAGAGGAGGTGGAGGGTTATTTTCTGGGGGAGGTGGGTCTGGTGTTAAATTTGGATCTGTTAATCTTGGACTAAGTTCTGGATTAGGTTTTGCAAACGGAGGAAGGCCACCAGTAGGAAGAGCCTCATTAGTTGGGGAGCGTGGCCCTGAGATGTTTGTTCCTTCCACTGCTGGTACTATTATTCCCAACAATAAACTTGGAGGAGGTACAACTAATATTGTTAATGTTTCCGTAGATGCATCTGGTAGTTCTGTCTCAGGCAATAATCAAGATGCACAGGCTTTAGGTAATGTCATAGGTGCTGCCATTCGTGCAGAACTTATAAAAGAAAAACGTGCAGGGGGTTTATTAAGTAGGTAATGGCAACTTTTCCATCAATCCAGCCAACTTATTCTGGCTTTAGAAAAACAAGCTCACCAAAGGTAAGGACAACTAACTTAGGTGATGGCTACCAGTTCAGAGCATTATTTGGCTTGCCTTTAACACAAGACCCAAAAGTATATGATCTAACTTTTGTAGTGTCTGAGGAGCAATCAGACATCATAGAGGCTTTTTTAAGAAGCAGGGTCAACGATCAGGCAAGTTTTGATTTCACCCCACCAGCCGAAGGGTTTACAAAAACAGGAACATATTCACAGTCATCATCTACTACTGTGACAATAACTATTTCAAATCATGGCCTTGCTATCGGTGATGTCGTAACTATTGACTATACATCTGGCTCTGCTGTTGATGGTTCTTTTGCTGTGGTTACAACGGCTGATGATAATACTTTCACTGTGACGGCTGCTGCCAGTGCAACAAACTCAGGGAATGTTTCTGTAACCTTATCTGGTGCTGGTAAATTTATCTGCAAAACTTGGTCAAAACAAATCCCATACAATAATAGGGCTATCATTACAACAACATTTGAGGAGGTATTTGAACCATAAATGGCAATCCCTACCGCAGAGCTTCAATCTTTATCTAATAAATCAATAATAGAGTTGTATTCAATAACTCTTGTTTCTGCATTACATGGTTCAACAAATGTAAGCCGCTTTCATTCTGGTGTTGGCATGAATAGTAACACTTCAATAATATGGCAAGGTAACACATACGATAAGTTTCCAGTTATTGCTGAAGGTTTTGAATATACAGGCAAAGGAACGCTGCCAAGACCTACTCTGACAGTTTCAAATATTCTTGGTACTATTACAACACTAATGGCAAGTGCAAACGCTACAACACCATTTAATGACTTGCAGGGTGCAAAGTTTATAAGACATAGAACAATGGCACAATTTTTAGATGCTGCAAACTTCCCCTCAAATCAAAATCCATTTGGCACTCCATCAAGTACAACAGAATTACCACAGGAGATTTATTTTATTGATAGAAAAGTTGTAGAAAATAGAGAAATTGTACAGTTTGAGTTGGCAAGTGTTCTTGATTTAAATAATATTCGCTGCCCTAAATTGCAAGTAACTAGGAAAGATTTTCCCTCTGTTGGTACTTTTGTAAACGCATGAACTGGAAAGAACAGGCTGCCATACACGCTGATAAAGAGGCTCCTAAAGAATCTTGTGGCTTGTTGGCTATTATCAAAGGCAAAGAAACTTATTGGCCTTGTGAAAACCTTTCAGAGTCGCCTGACGAGTTTTTTGTTATAGATCCAGATAATTGGGCAGATTGTGAAGATGAAGGAGAACTTATTGGAATAATTCATTCTCATGCCTATGGATCTGCCTTGCCATCTGAAGCAGATAAAGCATCTTGTGAGCATCTTGGTTTACCTTTTTATATTTACAGTGTTGAGCAAAAAAACTGGATAGATTTTGAGCCATCTGGTTACACATCTGGTTTGTATGGCCGCACATGGATTTGGGGCAAGCATGATTGTTGGAGTTTAATTACAGATTATTTTTTAAAGAATAAACAAATAAATTTAAAATTTTGGGAAAGACCAAAAAGTATAAAAACTTTCTGTGAAAATCCATATTTTGAAAAAGTTTTAACTGGTTCTGGTTTTAAAGAAGTTTCCAAAGATAATATTATTAATGATGATGTTTTGCTTATGCAAGGGCCAGATGAAAAATTATATGATTTAAGATATATAGAAGCCACAAAAAAAGTTTATAGATATGAAGCTTAAAAAAATAAAAGTTTATGGCAGATTAAGAAAGTTTTTAGGGCAGTCTTATTTTGAAGCGGCTGTTGCAAGTCCAAAACAAGCATTTCATTTTTTGATTGCAAATTTTCCAGAGGTTGAAAATCACATGATGAATCAGATATATAAAATAAAAATGGGCGGCATGGAAATTACAGAGGATTTATTAAATTTACAAAGTGATGAAGATATACAAATTATTCCAGTAGCAGTAGGATCAAAAATTGCTGCCATAGGTGCATTATCTGTTGGTGCTGGTGCATTAGCAGCAACATCATCTATTGCCTTTATAAGTGGCACTTTAGCAACAGCCTTAACAACAATTGGAACAAGTATGTTAATACAAGAAGCCACAAATCTTTTAATGCCTCGACAAGATATTCCAAGCGGTGTTATGGCTGATAGCTTTTCACAAAATGATCCTACATTTCAATCTTTTGGTTTTGGGTCGATTCAAAACGTATCTAGGGCTGGTGTCCCAATTCCAATAATATATGGAGAAGTTTTTACAGGATCAGTTGTAATCAGTTCTGGTGTTGATACTGTACAAGCGGAGGGAACAACCTAATGCCACAAGCTACTGGATTTGGAAATGTAAGCGATTTTAAAGACCTTTTTGGTATTCCTAATCCTGATTTACCAAATGACGCACTGCAATCAAAGCAATTTCAAACCTTAATTGAACTACTAGGATCAGGAGAGATAGAAGGTTTTCCAAGTGCTACAGGTAGTAAGGGTTCGACTGAATATAACCAAAGTTCACTTAAAGATGTCTTTCTTAACGGAACTCAAGTCTTACAACAAGCGGCTGGCACAAGTCCAAATGATGAAGATTTCAACTTCCGTAACATCACTTTTGAACCTAGATTTGGGACTTCAGATCAAACAGCGATTGCTGGTATATCTGAAACAGAATCAGAAACTAGCGTAGGGGTTACAGTAACACAATCAACACCAGTTTCAAGACAGATAACAGATACGAATATTGATGCTGTAAGAGTTACTCTTGGTTTTCCTACATTGCAAAAGTTTGAAGATAATGGCGATATAAATGGTGCTGAAGTTGCTCTTACAATTCAAACAATAGAAAATGATGGCACAACAACAACTGTCATAACTGACACTGTAAAAGGAAGAACTGCAAGTACATATTTTAGGGATTATAAAATCAACTTACCATCTGGCACTAGTTTTCCTGTCACTATCAGAGTAAATAGAATCACAGCAGACAGCACAGAAACTACGCTTCAAGATAGTTTTCAATGGTCTTCTTTTACAGAAATAATTAATGAATCAAGAGCTTATGCAAATTTTGCTCATGTAGCTTTACGTTTTGACGCTGAAACCTTTCCAAATCAGCCCAGACGTATGTATAGAATTAGAGGAACAAAGATAAAAATACCTCATAATGGAACTGTTAGGGCTGATGGATCTATAAGCTATAGCGGTACATTTAACGGAACTTTTAAAACAGATAAAGAATATTCAAGTGATCCAGCTTGGATATTATACGATTTGCTAACAACATCAAAAGGTTTTGGAGATCATATTGCAGAATCCTCATTAGATGTTTTTAGCTTTTTCTCTGCTAGTCAATATGCAAGCGAGCAAGTAGATGATGGGGCTGGTGGTACGGAGGCCAGATTTTCTTGTAATGTAGTTCTTAATTCTCAAAGGGCTGCATACGACACAATAAATAATCTTGCCTCTGTTATGAGAGCGATGCCTTTTTATTCAGCAGGGGCAGTAAACATAAGTTGTGATAAACCTACAGATCCAAGCTATATCTACAATTTAAGTAATGTTTCTGAGGCTGGTTTTTCTTATTCAAGTGCAAGTAAAGACACAAAATACACTGTTGTTAATGTCTCTTACTTTGACAATGAGACTCAAGAGGTAGATTATGAGACTGTAGAAGATACTGCTTTACAGGCAAAATATGGCATAGTAACTAAAAATTTAAATGGCTTTGCCTGTACATCAAGAGGCCAAGCTGCAAGACTTGGACGCTGGTTTTTATATACACAAAACAATGAAGCAGAAACAGTTACATTTACAGCATCATTAGAAAGCGGAACAATAGTAAGAGTGGGAACTGTGATAAATATTGCAGACCCTATGAGGGCAGGGGTAAGAAGAGGAGGGCGTATCAAGACAGGAGTTTCTACAACACAGATTATTGTTGACGATCAAAATAACACAGATTTAGCAACATCAGGTTCAGCAACCTTAAGTGTTATTTTATCTGACGGCTCTTTAGAAACTAAGACAATAAGTTCTGTCTCAGGAGCAACCATAACTGTTGATTCTGCATTTAGTTCAGTTCCACAAACAAATAGCGTTTGGGTGATAGAAAATACATCTGTTGAACTTCAAACTTTTAGAGTTGTATCTGTCACAGAGCAAGAATTATTAAATTATCAAATAGTAGCTGTTGTTCATGATCCTAATAAATATGCATTTGTAGAAGATGGTACAGCATTGCCAGCAAGAACAATAACAACTCTAACTGCACTGAAAAATGCACCAAGCAGTTTGCAGGGAACAGAGCAGATAGTGGTGTTGAATAACAGGGCTGTAAGTAAATTATTTATCCAATGGCAACCTGTAAGCGGTGTAACTGAATACATGGTGCAATATAGATTCCAGAATGAAAACTTTATATCAGAACGTATATCAAGATCAGATTTTACAATCTTTGAAACTTTAAACGGCACTTATGAAGTAAGAGTTTTTAGTTATAACGCTTTAGGTAAACCAAGTACAAATCCAGCTACCACAACATTTACAACAGTTGGTAAAACTGCTTTACCTGATGATGTGCAGAATGTACAAATAGAACCTTTGTCAGATCAGTTTGTAAGATTACGTTTTGATAAATCAACTTCGGTTGATGTGGTGCATGGTGGAAACGTAGTCATTCGTAGTTCAAACCTTACAACAGGTGCAACTTTTACAAATGCTATTGATGTTATCCCTGAACTTTCTGGAAATATAAGCGAGTCAATTGTACCGAATATTGTAAATGGAACTTATTTGCTTGCTTTTAGGGATGATGGAGGGCGACTTAGTGCAAATGCCGCATCAATAAAAAATATTAATACTAAACCTGATGTTTTTCCAAAGCTTTCAATTTTAGAGGATAGGGAAGATCTAGATAGTCCGCCTTTTCAAGGTGTCAGAGATGATTGTTTTTTCTCTGATGAAGTTAATGGTCTTGTACTTGGATCATTAGAAACTTTAGATGATGTTACAGATTTTGATGCAATCGCTGATTTTGATTTCTTAGGTGCTGTTGATATTACTGGTGGTTCTTATGAGTTTGCTAATACTTTGGATTTAGGAGGAAAACAACCTTTAAAACTTCGTAGGCATTTTGTTACGCAAGGTTTCTTGCCTAATGATTTGATTGATAAAAGAACTGCTAATGTGGATAGTTGGACAGATTTTGATGGAGCCACTGCATTTAATGTCAACGCTACCTTATCTGTCGCTACAACTGATTCTGACCCTGATTTGTCAGTATCGGCCACTTATACAATTAATGATGGTTCTGGCAGTGCAGGCACCATAATTACAATCACAAAAACATCACATGGTTATTCTGTAGGAAGTCTTGTGACTTTAGATTTTACTTCTGGAACTGGTGTTGATGGTGACTATATTATTCAATCTGTACCAAATGCAAACACCTATACTTTAACTTCTGCAACCTCTTTAAATACAAGCGGGAACTGTACATATTCAGCAGAATTTGAACCATATCAAAAATTCGTAAATGGTACTTATATTGGAAGAGGTTTTAAATTTAAATGCGATTTATTATCGACTGACCCCGCACAATCAATTGAAATAGACCAACTAGGGTATTTTGCTGAGCTTGATAGTAGAACAGAAACAAGCTTAGGAAATGCAGCCGCTTCAAGTGGTGGATTTATTGCAAGTGGTACTTCTACAAAATCAGTTACTTTTACAGATAGCTTTTTCACAGGTCAATCAGGTACTAGCGTTGCAGCAAATAGTGTTTTACCTTCTATAGGAATAACAATAGAAAATGCCTCGTCTGGTGATTTCTTCACTTTGTCAAATATTACTGGCAGTGGCTTTGATATAGATATAAAGAATGGATCTAGTAATGTAAACAGAAACTTTAAATATGCAGCTACAGGTTTCGGGCGTGGTAGTTAAGAAATGCTGTTTGACTTGGATTTTTTAAAGAATACAAGTAAAATGAGTTTAAATATTAATTTATTTTTATTTGTTATTACTTAATGCTTGTAATTTACTTTTAAAAATATAATTAAATAATTCTTAAATTCATTGGTATAACTAAGATGTCTCCACAACATGATTATATAATCGATAATTCCACAGGCGCGAATGTCCGTTCAGACATCAATAGCGTTCTTCAAGCAATAGCAAGCAATAATTCTGGTTCTTCTGCTCCATCAACGACAGTTGCATCACAATTTTTTGCTGATACAAACGCAGGCATAATGAAGTTACGTAATACTTCAAATAATGGTTTTGTTAATCTCTTTACTTTAGCGGGTGGTATTGATGTAGATGCTGCCAGTAATTTTAACGAGGATGTAACTTTTACAGGTGCAAGTGCAAATATAGTTTTTGATAAATCAGATAATCAATTAGAGTTTGCTGATAATGCGAAGGCAGAATTTGGAACTGGTGGGGATCTTGAAATTTATCATGATGGATCGAACTCGATCCTATTTAACAATACTGGTCAATTAGCTTTAAGAGGAAATGAAATACGATTAACAGCTAAAAATACAGAAAATTATTTTGTTGGAACTTTAAACGGAGCTTCAGAACTCTACTACGACAACAATAAAAAGCTTGAGACCGCAAGTTATGGAGCAGTTACTACAGGTACTTTTCAAGCTACAGGAAATATAGAGGTATTTGATAATGGTATGTTTATTGCTGGAACTGGTGCTGACCTACAAATTTTTCACGATAGTGCGAATAATAATATCAAAGGAACTGGTAATCATATCATGCGTTTTTGGACAAATAATACGATTAGATGGAATATATTGAATGATGGTCATTTTAGACCAGAAGCAAATAACTCCTATGATATAGGTGCATCAAATCAAAGGGTAAGAACTGTTTTTGCTAGTAATGCGTTGGATATGGCAGATAATGCAAAAGTTCAACTGGGAGATAGTGATGACTTACAAATTTATCATGATGGAGGAGATAATCATATTGATTCACCTAGTAATGCACATAAATTAAAAATTCAAGCCGAAGCAAATATAGAACTTAGAAGGGCTGGTGCTAACGAAGTGATGGCTGCATTTTCTCCTAACGGAGCAGTAGAGCTATATTACGACAACGCTAAAAAGTTTGAGACAACTTCAACTGGCATCCAGACTGTTGAAAGAATAAGAATGACTCATAATGGCACTGGTGTTAATTCGAGACAAGTAGAATTTGAAACTATTGGAAACACTTCGACACACACATTTACTGCTACTGGTGGTCATGGAGGAGGAACAGTAACAGTAGTGGGATTTAATACATCAAATGCTACTTTTATCACGACGCAAGTATTTCCTTTTGCTTTAAGATCCACTGCAACTGCTGGATTAGGTAGTGCATTATTAAACATGGGTGGGGCAAATGGTGGTTTTTCTTATAGTGTTACAGCCGCAAGCGCAGGAATTACAGTAACAAATAATGGAGGAGCATCTGGATCATTTTATGTTACCTTTGACATAACTGGATCAGTGTAAAGTTGCAGTGTTAAAAGCAACTTAATATAATATGTTCACATATTAATTTTCTATGACTCCTCAGGATTTATTAGACGAAACACAAACAACAATTAAAGAAGAGATTGCAAAACGCAATCAGTTAGGTCGACAAATACAAGAGTTACAAAAACAATTTAATCAGCTTGCAATAAATATAAATGCAAATCAAAAGGTGATTGAGGTATTACAAAAGGTTGATGGTGTCGAATTACCAGAAACAGCGTAATATATAACTAAAGTATTTAAAAATTATGGCGATTACTTACACTTGGGAGATAAACGGCACTTGTTCAAAGCGTGACGTGTCTGATGGTTACTTTACTAATGTTGTCTATCGTGTAAAAGGTATGGACGGATCAGAGGAGAAGGCAAGACATACCGGTGAAGTTGTATTTATAAAACCAACAGATGAAGAAGGCAAAATTAATTTACCATCTGATTTTATTGCTTTTGATACCTCTGCTAAAACACCAGATGAGGCAACAATGCTTACTTGGGTAAAAGATACTTTAGGAGCAGATAAAGTTACCTCTATTGAAGCAAGTCTTAAGAAAAAGATTGATTTAATAAATACACCAGTGCAGACAACAGGTGTTGCATGGTCATAGTAATAACTGACCAAAAAATATTGAAATTAACATAAAAACGATTATTATTGAGCTTTATTCTTTTTAATAATGCTTAAAAAAGTACTAACAATAGCTGCTGCTTCAGCACTATCAACACCTGCATTTGCTGGATTCTATGTAAACGTAGAAAACAATGGCTCTTACACTGGGAAAAATTTCACAGGAAGCGGAACGGATCTGCACCTAGGGTATGAGAACGGCAATGCCTTTGGAAGCTACTACATTCAAGGTGGTGCATATCTAAACAACCCAGATAATGCAGATTCAGAGACAAACTTCTCTGGTAAAGTTGGTGGTAATGTAGTTGCATCAAAAAATATTGATGTTTATGGCGAGTTTTCAATCGTGACAGACGATACTAATTCTTACGGAACTAAGGTTGGTTTGAAGTATAAGTTCTAGTCATCATTGACATAGTTAAATACAAAGGTATGACAGTTGGCAGTATTAGGAGCATAGATATAATACTTACATGACCTATCGCTTTTAGTATTGCCTCTTTAACCATGGCTAAAATCTCTCAAATATTATCTATTTTAAGTTTTATTATTTCCACGTCAATGTTAGGCGGTGGTGTTTATGCTTACAAGTATTTTTCTTCAGAGCAATTTAAGACAAGAGTAATGAATGAAGTTATGGAAAGAGTGACAGAGATTTTACCAACACAAATTGATAAAAAGTTGCCAACATCTACTGGTAAATCATTGCCTCTTTAATGGAAATACCAGAGATTGTTATACCAGAAATAATAATTCCAGAAATAAATCTACCTCAGACTTACTTACCTAATTACGAACATTCAAATATTAATGTTATTGGCTGTAATTATTATCACAGAGATACAAGAAACACAGGCAACAGAAACCTTATAATAGATGATCCAAATGGTGTTATAACTGATTGCCCCTTTCCATCATTTACACCTTTAATTTATGATGCAGAGAATTTAATTATTACAGAACAGGCAGCACCAACTACAGAGCAAGAAAAGTTACCAGAAGGAAAACCACCAAAGACAGAGATCCCAAAAGATAAAAAAAAAGAACCTTTAATACCTGATTGCCCTAGCAAGAAAGATCAGAGAGTAGGGGATTTTCGTAACGAAAAAAGGCTAGAGCGTGTTACTGGTCATAAAAGAGGTGATGATGGTATTGAATGTATAACACTTTATGAAAGCGTTCCCTTCAAAGATCAGTACATTCCA